TTCCCGCCCAGAGACCACTAGACTAACTTTAAATTATAAATTATGGCCACAGTAAAAGAGACAATCGCCCGATTAGAAAAGCATGAGGCTGAGTGCCTAATTAGGTATGAGAACATTGGCCGCAGACTAGATGGTGGCAGCAAGCGATTTGACAAGCTAGAGGCTATGCTCTGGGGTATTTACCCAACAATCATTGCGGTGTTTGCCGTATCTAAGTGGATGGAATAATGCTTGATAAGCTAATTGGACCAGTCGCTGGGCTCCTGGATAAATTTATCGAGGACAAGGACCAGGCTAACGCCCTGGCCCATGAGATATCCACCCTGGCCTCTAAGCAAGCATTAGAGATAAACAAAGCGCAGCTGGAAGTAAACAAAGTAGAGGCTGCCCATAAATCACTTTTTGTCGCCGGCTGGCGCCCCTTTGTCGGCTGGATTTGCGGAATCGGTCTTTTATACAACGTACTGCTGGCCCAGGTGCTTGGCATTTGGTTTGATGTGCCAGAAGTTGACCCATCCCTTCTCACCCCCGTCCTCATGGGCATGCTCGGCATGGGCGCGATGCGTTCCTATGAAAAGACCAAGGGCGTACAGCGAGAGAAGTAGTCCACCCCCAAAAACCCTGGTTGCCTGGAAGATGATTATATACGCCCAGCTAATTCGACTGTACAATGTTATCAAAAATTGCATAACACAGCAGCGTCACCAGGAGAAGCCAAAGATCATGAAAACAAGCGGAGAAGGCATAGCTTTAATCAAGAAGTTTGAGGGCTGTGAATTAAATGCGTATCAGTGCAGCGCAGACGTTTGGACTATAGGCTATGGCCACACCAGGGGCGTAAGTGAAGGCGACACTTGCACTAAGGATGATGCTGAGAAGATCCTCATAGATGACCTGGTAGAATTTGAGGGTTATGTCAATGACCTGGTAGATACAGAGCTCACGCAAAATCAATTTGATGCCCTGGTTGCCTGGACGTTTAACCTGGGTCCAACCAATCTAAAATCTTCTACGCTTCTGACCAGGCTAAACTCTGGGGACCTGGATGACGTACCTCATCAAATAAAACGATGGAACAAAGCAGGCGGCAAGGTCCTAGATGGCCTGGTGCGGCGCAGAGAGGCCGAAGCTCTCCTTTGGCTTGAAGAAGAATGGTCCCATGTCTGACATAGACTTCAAGGATTTTGATGTCCTTTCTGAGGCAGAAAAGAACGAAGCTATGGCTCTTCTGAGCCGATATCAGAGACTTGAAACGCAAGATGACTGCCAGGGCGACTTCATTAACTTTGTCAAGCATATGTGGCCAGAGTGTATCCTGGGGCGACATCATAAGATCATTGGCGAAAAGTTTAATCGTATTGCCGATGGTAAGCTCAAGCGTTTAATAGTTTGCTTGCCGCCCAGGCATTCCAAGTCTGAATTTGCATCCACCTTCTTTCCGGCCTGGATGATGGGGCGCAGGGGTGATCTCAAGATCATTCAGACGACTCACACCGCAGAGCTTGCGGTACGGTTTGGTCGAAAAGTCAGAAATATTATTGATAGCGAAGACTATCAACATGTCTTTCCTGATTTAAAACTACAATCAGACAACAAGTCAGCCGGTCGATGGACCACTAACCAGGAGGGTGAATCTTTCTATGCTGGTGTAGGTGGTGCGATTACTGGTCGTGGTGCTGACCTTTTAATTATTGATGACCCTCACTCTGAGCAAGACGCCCTTTCTCCCACATCCATGGATGCAGCATACGAATGGTATACATCTGGTCCCAGGCAGCGTTTGCAGCCTGGCGGGATCATTATCATTGTTATGACCAGGTGGAGCACTAAAGACCTAGTTGGAAAGGTCCTTTCTCGCCAGGGTGATGAGTACGCCGATCAGTGGGAGGTTGTTGAATTTCCTGCGATCATGCCTGAGTCGGAAGAGCCTTTATGGCCTGAGTTTTGGAAGAAAGAAGAACTTTTATCGGTTAAGGCTTCGCTGCCGATCAGCAAGTGGAATGCTCAGTGGATGCAGCAGCCTACTGCTCAGAGCGGCGCGATAGTCAAAAGAGAGTGGTGGCAAACCTGGGAAGAGGAAAAGGTCCCAGCCTACAGCTACGTTATTCAAAGCTATGATACCGCCTTCTCAGCTAAGGAAACTGCTGACTATTCTGCCATTACAACCTGGGCTGTTTTTGAGCCGGAAGCAGAGGGACCGGAGGCGATTATGCTCCTGGACGCCAAGCGCGTTCGCTTAGACTTTCCAGAATTGAAGAGATTAGCGTATGATGAGTATAAATATTGGGAACCTGATTGCGTTTTAATTGAAGCAAAGGCAAGTGGTACGCCATTGACGCAGGAGTTGCGTCGAATGGGAATACCTGTTATGGCATATACACCGAGCCGTGGTCAAGATAAAATAGCAAGAATGAATTCAGTGGCGCCTATTTTTGAATCAGGAATGGTTTGGGCTCCAGAAGAGGGTTTTGCAGAAGAAGTAATTGAGGAAATGGCGGCCTTTCCGTTTGGTGAGCACGATGATTTTTGTGACAGTGCTACAATGGCATTGATGCGGTTCCGGCAAGGCGGGTTCCTAAACTTGGAGACTGATTATCAAGACGAGGCCCAATTCTTAAAACGAGATAGGGTGGTATATTACTAATGGCGATTGAAAAAAGAAACTTAGGCACCGAGGACGATGGCGACATAATCCAGTTGGGTTCTGGTATGCAAGTTACGCAAGAGCCTACTCGCCAGGACTTGATTGAGAACGCAGCGCAGATTCTGGTCACAGAAAAAGATATCCTGGTCGATGATGAAATCGACGCGGTAGATGAAGCGCCTCAGATAGATTTCAACGTCAACCTGGTTGATTACCTTGACTCAGGAGAGCTCAGCTCCCTAGCCGGCGATGTTTTAGAGTCGATTAAGGCTGACAAAGAGTCAAGATCCGACTGGGAAAAGACTTACACAGACGGTTTAAAGTACCTGGGCATGAAGTTTGATGATGCCAGGTCTACACCCTTCCAGGGAAGCTCCGGTGTTATTCACCCTATACTTGCAGAAGCTGTAACGCAGTTTCAGGCCCAGGCATACAAAGAGCTATTGCCAGCAAAAGGTCCTGTTAAGACAGAGATCGTGGGGGCAAGAACTGCTGAAGTTGAGATGCAGGCTGACCGTGTGCAGGAGTTTATGAACTTCTACATCATGAATGTGATGCAGGAGTACGACCCAGAACTAGACATGCTGTTGTTTTATTTGCCCCTGGCAGGCAGCGCGTTTAAGAAAGTTTATTACGACACGGTTCAGAATCGTGCGTTATCCAAGTTTATTATGCCCCAGGACTTAATAGTCCCTTACGAGGCCACAGATCTAAGCTCAGCCGAGCGAGTAACTCACGTTATCAACATGTCTAGGAATGAAATCAAGAAGCAGCAGCTTTCTGGATTCTATGCCGATGTGGAGCTCAAAGGTGGTGGGCAGCACTTTAGTCGAGATGAGATTGAAGAGCAGATTGATGAAATTGAAGGGATGTCGCCCAGCTACCAAGAGGACAGGGATCACGTTGTCTATGAGACCCATTGCGTCCTGGACTTACCTGGCTTTGAGGATTTGGGGGAAGATGGCGAGGAGACTGGGTTAAAGCTGCCGTACATTGTCACTATAGACGAAGGTAGCCAGAAGGTTCTTGCTATTAGACGAAACTACCTGGAAGAAGATCCTTCCAAGGACAAGATCAACTTCTTTGTGCAGTATAAGTTTTTACCAGGCTTGGGTTTTTACGGTCTTGGGTTAAGTCATATGATTGGCGGTATATCCAAGGCGTCAACGTCTATTCTTCGCCAGCTCATTGATGCCGGCACCCTTGCTAACTTACCTGCAGGTTTCAAAGCACGCGGTATGCGAATACGCGACGAAGACGACCCGTTGCAGCCAGGTGAGTTTAGAGACATTGATACCACTGGCGCGTCTTTAAAAGACAACCTTATTCCGCTACCAATTAAAGAACCAAGCAACGTGCTTCAGGGCATGCTTGCTATGCTGGTTGATTCGGGCAAGCGGTTTGCCAGCATTGGCGACATGAACATTGGTGATGCTAACCAGGCCATGCCTGTTGGCACTACAGTCGCATTGTTAGAGCGCGGCACAAAAGTTATGTCCGCTATTCATAAGCGGCTGCATTACTCGCAGCGCTTAGAGTTTAATTTACTTGCAAAAGTTTTTGGCGAGTATCTGCCACCTAGCTATCCATATAACACCGGCACCGGCCCTCAAGAAATAAAGGGAGAGGACTTTGACGGTCGAGTGGATATTATTCCAGTCAGTGATCCTAATATCTTTAGCCAGAGCCAGAGAATTACTCTAGCTCAAGAGCTGCTGACAATGGTGCAAAGCAATCCGCAGATACATGGACCCAATGGCATCTATGAGGCTTATCGCCGGATGTATGCAGCCCTGGGGGTTGATAACGTCGATTCACTGCTAACTCCTCCCCCTGTGCCACAGCCACCTTCTCCGGTGGATGCTGGTATGGAGAACAGTGGATTTATGATGGGGCAGCCTGCTAACGCATTTCCGCCTCAGAATCACCAGGCGCATATTGAGGCGCATAAGTCTCTCTTTATGACTGAGATAGTAAAAACAACGCCCCAGCTGCAGGGTGGAATTATCTCCCACATGATGCAGCACTTGCAGTTTATGGCCACTGAAGCTGCCCAGGAGCAAATGCCTCCTGAAGTCCAGGAGCAGATCCAGGGCATGCAGCAGCAAGCACAGTCTGGTCAGGTGCCGCCCGACCAGGTAGCAGCAATGCAGGGACAAATTCAGATGATGCAAGAGCAGTACAGCGCCCCGATTATGGCGCAGCTCACGCAAGAGTTGCTTGCTTCTATGGATACGGGATCGGAGACAGATCCTTTGGTTGCCATTAGGCAGCAAGAGTTACAGTTGAGAAACAAAGAGATAGACCAGGATTCTGAGCAGTTTGAAATGAAGCAGCAAGCCAAGCAGGATGAGAACTTGCAGGATGTTGCCATTGCTCAGGAGCGTATTAACACTCAAAAACAGGTCGCCGACGACAAGCTAGGTATAGCTGAACAACGTCTGGATGAGCACGCTAATCTGAAGCTGGCCGAAATGAGAGCCAAATTTGGAGGCATGAGATGACGACAAGTTATATTTTAGAAAAACAAGAAGAGCTTAGGGCTATTAAAAAGCTAGAGCGCCAGGCTGAAAAGCTAATTAGGGATAAGGCGGAGGCTGAAAAGAAGGCAGCTGCCAAAGCAGATTCCTTACGGTTAGCTGCAAAAATGGCCAGGATTAATGGTGATGAAGTTGCCCAGGCTGCAGCTGAGAAAGAAATTGCTGCTAATGCTAAGGTTGAGATGGTTGCCCCAGCTCCGGTTGAAATGGAGCGAGCAAGGGATGACAAAGGCCATTATGTTGCTGACGACCCTTCTACCCCAGATATTAACGAGGCATTTGTCCCTAAGAAGACTGCGCCTAAGAAAAAAGCTGCGCCTAAGAAAAAAGCTGCAGCAAAACCTAAAGCAAAAGCTAGGAGTAAAAAATAATGCCATTAGACAAAGGTAAAAAATCAATCGGTAAGAACATTAAAAAACTTCGCTCAGAAGGCAAGCCTCAAGCTCAGGCTGTTGCCATTGCCATGAAAACGGCAAAGGGCATGAAGATGGGCGGCGAAGTAAAGCGCATGAAGACCAGAGGTACGGGCGCTGCAACTAAAGGTTTGTATTATTACGAGAAAGTGTAATGGATGATTTGAACCTGGCGGCAAGCCTAAAAAGGACAATTGCCGAAAAGCGGGATCAAATACAGACCGTCATGATGGAGGGTATGCTCAAAGATATCGAACATTATAAATCTTTGCAAGGTCAGCTAGAAGTGCTAAACTTAGTAGAAATGACCATAAAAGACTTTTATAAGGAGAACAAGTTTGAGTAAACCATCATCTAGCATCGACAGTGCTTATCTGGAGGGCGATAACCGCGTTTTAGATCCAAGCCTATTGGACATGAGCTTGATTGACCGCATGCCAACCCCGACTGGCTGGAGGATGCTTGTTCTTCCTTATGCCGGCCAAGCTCAGACAAAAGGTGGCATTGCCCTTACAAAGGAAACCCTAGACAGAGAGGCGCTTGCAACGGTTGTCGCTTATGTCGTGAAGATGGGTCCTCTTTGCTATAACGATACGGCGAAGTATGGTAAAAAGCCTTGGTGTGTTGAAAAAGAATGGGTTCTCATTGGTCGATATTCTGGCGCTAGGTTCAAGTTGGAAGATGGCGCAGAAGTCCGCATTATCAATGACGATGAGGTCATTGGTACTATCCTTGACCCTGACGACATAGTGAGCTTCCGATGATTGAGAACAACCAGGCAGAAGAACTGCAAGAAAATGAAGACTTAGAGATTGAAATTGTTGACGATCCACCTGAAGGTGAAGAGGTAAAATCCAGCAGCGAAGATGAGCTGGAAAATTACACCAAGTCTGTTAGCAAAAGAATTAACAAGCTCAACGCCAAGAACAAACAGGCAGAAGAGCGAGCTGCACAGCTAGAGCAAATTGCCCTGGCTAAAGAGCGAGAGCTGCAGCAATATCGAGCTTATACCGCTCAGCAAGACCAGACGGTTTTATCAAAAGAAGCCGAAGCGGTTGAGGCTAAAGAAGCCCAAGTTGATGACCTGTACAAGAAGGCTGTTGCTAGTGGCGATCCTGAATTAATGTCTAAAGCGACTACGCTTAAAAATGATATGTCAATTCAGAAAGAACGGCTTCGGGTCCAGGCTTCCAGGCAGCAAGCTGCTCAGGCAGAATCCCAGGCTCAAGCTCAACAGTACCAGGATCAAGGTCAGTATCAGGCATATGAGGAGCAGCAAGCACAACCAGCTACTGCAGAGCCAACTGAACAAGCGCTGACCTGGCACGAAAGAAATCAATGGTATGGCAATGGAGAAGATCAAGAACATCTCCAGGCAACCCAGTATGCTTACTTCACCCACTTCAATTTAATCAACGAAGGATTTGAGCCTGATAGTGATGACTATTACGGTGAATTGGACAGTCGGGTTGGAAAAGTATATCCTAAACTTGTTAATGCCACACCAGGCAATAACAAAGCTGTACAAAATGGAAGCAGACCCGCCGTGCAAAGAGTCTCTTCCTCCGCCTCTTCAGGCGGACGGCAAAAAACACGAGGCAACAGGAGCGGTGTTACTTTTAGTAACTCTGAAGTGGAGCGCCTCCGTGGCTTAAAGCCGCATAACATGGATATGGATACATGGTTGCGGCACGTAGCTAAAGAGAAACAAAAAATCTCAGCAAGGGAGGAGATGTAACATGGCAGAATCAAAAAGTAATCGCACCTCGCGTGAAAGTGGAGCGCACGATAATCAGACTCGACGTAAACCGTGGCGTCCTGTAAGAAAGCTGGAAACGCCTGAACCACCACCTGGTTATACCTACCGGTGGATTCGGGAATCCATGTTGGGAGCGGAAGACAGAAGTAATGTCTCTCGCCGCATTAGAGAAGGATGGGAGCTTGTTAAAGGCTCAGATCTTCCTCCAGAGTGGGCTGAAAGCCTACCGACTATGGATAATGGCAGACATATGGGAGTCATATATAACGAGGGCCTTCTTCTTGCGAAGATGCCTGACGAAACGATTGCCGAGCGGCGCGACTATTACGAAGGTAAGACTCAAGCTGCAAAAGACGCTCTTGACAATAATATGTTTGGAGATGCTCAGAAAGATGGTCGTTATGTCAAGTATGATCCAAAGAGGGATACCCAAGTAACCTTTGGCAGAAGATAAACGAGGAAATGACCTATGAGCAATAAAGATGCCGCATTTGGTTTAAAGCCGTCCCGCATGATGGGCGGAGCTCCTTACTCAGGTGGCCAGAGCCGTTATAGAATTGCGTCTAACGAAACCAGCGCAATTTTCCAAGGTGATCTGGTAAAACAGCTAACCGGCGGAACGGTTCAGCGTGCAGCTGCTTCAAGCACTGTTCCTGTTGTAGGAGTATTTAACGGTTGTCAGTACACTGATCCCACCTCTGGTGAGCCAGTGTTCAGCAACTATTACCCTGGTGCTATCGTACAGAGTGACATCATCGCATTTGTAATTGACGACCCCGATACCGTATTTGAAGTACAAGCAGACGCAGCTTTCCCAGTTGCTGACTTGTTCGGAAACTTCGATATTGTCGATCAAGCAACTGTTGGTGACACAGCTTCTGGACGCAGCAATGTTGAGCTAGACGTAACTACGGGAGCAACTGCTACCACGTTACCTCTCAAGGCTATCGACATTTCCCAGGATCCCGATAACGATGACGTAGCGAGTGCTAACACAAACGTAATGGTGGTTATTCAGAACCACATTATGGGTGTGAAAGGCGCTGGCTTAGCTTAATAAGGAGAGTAAAGAATGGCTATTTCACGCGCACAACTAGCGAAAGAGCTAGAGCCTGGGCTAAACAGTCTCTTCGGCATGAGCTATGACAGCTACGAGAAAGAGTATGAGGAGATCTTTGCGATTGAAGATTCTCAGCGTGCTTTTGAAGAAGAGGTGTTGATTACCGGATTCGGTTCAGCCCCAACTAAGACAGAAGGCCAGGGTGTTGTTTTTGACAACGCATCTGAGTCTTACTCAGCACGTTACACCCACGATACGATTGCTCTGGCATTCGCACTGACTGACGAAGCTGTAGAGGATAACCTCTATGACTCACTCGGTAAGCGCTATGTTAAAGCTCTCGCTCGCTCGATGGCTAACACCAAAGAGGTTAAGGGTGCTGACGTACTTAACAACGCATTCTCTGCGAGCTTCACTGGAGGAGACGGTGTATCTATGATTAACACTGCTCACCCATTGGCTGGCGGTGGTACTGCGGCTAACCGTGCAACCACTATGGCGGACTTGAACGAAACTTCCCTGGAAGATGCTCTGATTGATATCAGCACATTTACCGATGATAAGGGTCTTACTGTTTCGGTCCAGGCTACTAAGTTGGTTGTACCTCCTCAGCTGGTGTTTGTTGCTGACCGTATTTTGAACTCGCAACTGCGTTCAGGTACTGCTGACAACGACATCAACGCTATCAAGAACACAGGCGTATTGCCTGGGGGCTATACGGTCAATCATTATCTGACTGACCCAGACGCCTTCTTCTTATTGACTTCCGTTACTGAAAGTGGCGAAGGTCTGAAGATGTTCCAGCGTACTGCGATGGAGACTAACATGGAGCCTGACTTCAGCACAGGAAACATTCGATACAAGGCGCGTGAGCGTTATTCGTTTGGTTTCTCTGACTGGCGTGGTATTTATGGGTCGCAAGGCGCATAACTCTAAGTTAGTGAAAAGGAAAGGGGGGCTTATGGCTCCCCTTTTTTTTTGCGCGTTTTTAAATATTGGTGGTATACTTTGGAGACTTGGATTAAACAACAGCATTCGGCCAAGCGAGTATTTGCTGTATAAGTAGCTTAATGGCGCTATATGCGCTGGTTAATCGAGGATAACTGTTATGCCTACTACACACTTTAAAAATGGTGTTTCCAACCAAGTTGCTGGAAACCCGCTATATGACTTTCCGTACCTGGACCCGTTCAAGTATGTGACTTACGCCAACGACTTCTTTACCTATCATTCTGATGAGTGGACTATCACCACCACAGAAGCTGGTACAGGAAGCGCGACAGAAGCCCTGGCTTCAGGATCTGGCGGCTTGTTGCTTCTTACAAACGCAGCTGGTGACAATGATCTTGATTTCTTGCAGCTCAAAGGCGAAGCCTTTAAGTATGACGCAAGCAAGAACATGTTCTTCAAAGCGCGATTCAAGGTAAGTGACGCAACTCAGTCCGACTTTGTGATGGGCCTTGGTATTACTGATACCACTCCGCTAGACACTACTGATGGTTTTTACTTCATCAAAGCAGACGGCTCAACTGGTCTTGATTTCAATATCGAGAAGGACAACGCTGCAACTTCTAACGAAGATGTTCACGTTATGGCAGATGACACTTTTGTCACTGTTGCTTTCCACTACGATCCAAATGGCGGACAAGATGGCGCTGGTGCATTCAAGATCTTTGTCGATGACGCGCAGGTAGCTTCTCAGCTTACTCTGACTAACGCGGTTGATGATGAAGAGTTGACTGTTTCTTTTGGCATTCAGAATGGCGAAGCAGCTGCGAAGACTATGACCATTGATTACATCCTGGCCTCTGTCGAGCGTTAAACCACTATTGGAGGCTTATCATGGGCACTAGATTTACAGGCAGCGATGCTTCGGCCCTCTTTGTTGAGGCCGACACTAATGCTGCGGATGTTGCTTCAATAGGCGCTAACCAACGGCCTAATACTGCCCTTACTATCAATGGCACTGACGCTTCTGGCGGTGCAGTATCTTTTACCAATGCTCGCCTGGTTACAGTAACAACTACTGGGACCGGTGATGCTGGTAAAACGATTCTGATTACAGGTACTGACATTGATGGTGCAGCTCAGACTGAAACCCTTACCATGCTTGGTTCTGCTACTACGGTAACCGGAACCAAGTATTTTAAGACTGTTACTGCTGGCTCAGTTAATACGCAGCCAGCAGCTAATATTTCAGTAGGAATGGCTAATAACGCCGCAGTCGCAATTTACGCTGGTAGAGCAAGGCTTCAGGGGACTTACATCGTATGCTCTTCTGCAGCGGGTGTTTTGAATTTTCTCACAACATCTATTACCGGTGATTCGCAGTTAAAAATAGGTACGGTTGCAAGCGCTACTGTCTCCAGAGATATCACCGTCCCAGACGAAGGCATCTTGTTTAAGGAAGGCATTTACTTGCAGTATGACGTTACCACCTTCTCTAACATGACTGTATTCCATGCGTAATGGCTACCACGGATGATGTTAAGAGAAGCAAATCAGGGAGGCTCTCCTATAGGGGGGAGTCTTTTCCTGGTTACAACAAACAAGTAAGGACGCCAGGAGCCAGCAAAAAGTTTAAGGTTCTTGCCAAGAAAGGTGACCAGGTTAAGCTGGTTAGGTATGGCGATCCTAAAATGAAAATAAAATCAGACCAGCCGGCAAGGAAGAAGTCCTTTCGTGCCAGGCATAACTGCGATGCGGTGCAGAAGAAAAAAGACGTTTTCGCACCTTCGTATTGGTCTTGCAAAAATTGGTGATAAGTTATGGGCTTCTTTGACAACCGACTAAAACAATCCAGGCAGAAAGCTCCAATGATGGGCACCCTTGGTGGACCAGGATACGGAGAGTTTCCCCTGGGTTCTGCTGGCCCAAGAGTTGATCCAAGAGATCCAAATTACAGACCGCCCCCACGACCAGGTGGCGGCAACCCTAACCCTTTTAACAACCCCTTATTTAGCGACCCAGGGCTGGGTGGTGAAGGTGGCCGTGGCGGTGATCGCCAGTTCATATCCCCTGGCGGCAGCAGAAAGTTTGCCGAAGAAAACTATGGAAGAATAAAGAACCCAATCCCACAATTCCCTGATGGACCAAGGCGTGGCCCACTGCTGCCGCCTACTATTCCTATTTTTCAGCAGCCTACCGGTGGACCGACGCCGCGCGGTCCTGCACCTATGCCGAATCCAAACTTGCCTGCTCCAGGTGGACAGCTTATAAAGCCACAGCCGCCGGCTATTTCTTATGAAGAAATGAAAGCTATGCCCATGAGCGATGAAAAGGTGGCGGCAGCAAAAGCATTCACCGCCTATGTTAAGTCTATGCAGGATTATCGCAGGCAGGCCAACCCTAACATAGATTATAGCGAAGAAGGTATTGCAGCGACTGTTGCAGATGCAAAGAATTATTTGGCAGAAAACGCTGCCCCAGGAGGCATGCCGCCACAGCTACCGCCTACGATTCCGATTGCTCGACCACCGAGTTCAGGTGGACAAAGTTACAGTGACGTTGTTAATGCAGGCGGCGGCGGAATTAATCCTGTTGTCGGCAAAAGGCCCGATGGTTCAGACATACGCTTGTTTGACAAAGACAGCCCTACCAGGCGAAGCCCTGGGCAAATTCCGCCTATGACCCCTTCAGATCCAGGTGACACAATTTTCGACACACGCATGCCGCCGATGAGGACCATGGACTTTCAAGATGCTAACGGTAATGGCATAGATGATCGTGATGAGAGTACCCAAGTACCAAGGCCACGACTTCCAGGTGGCGGCAGAATACTTGAAGATTTTTTTGGGAAAGGAAGAGATGATCCTTCCAGGAGACCGCCTAAGCTGCCACCTTTAATGCCCCCAATGAGCCCCCCCGAAAGCGGCGGGAGTGATGAGGGTTTGTTCGGTAATCAGAACAAGGCTGGTTATGACCGGATTCTATCTAATCTTTACCAGGACCAGTATAGGAACCAGGGAAGCCCTTATGCGGCTCAAGCTGACTATTTAATGAATCGTCCGGTTTTTGACCGAGGTGTCAGGACCGACAATCCCATGTTTACCTTCGAGAAGAAGGACGACCCCTTTGCCACAATGTCGTCTCAGCAGTATTTGCGAGATGAAGCTGACCAGGCTGCCCTGGCTGCACAACAAGCGGCCCAGGCAGAGCAAGAACGTATTGCTGCAGAAGAGGCAGCGGCAGCGCAAGCAGCGGCTGATGCTAAGACTGCAGAAGAGGCGGCAATAGCTGCAGCTGAGCAAGAGCGTGTTGCTGCAGAAAAAGCAGCAGCCGAGGCCGCTGCTGAGGCTGAGTCTCAGCGTTTGGCTGAAGAAGCGGCAGCGCAAGAACAAGCGGCAGCGGCAGAAGCAGCGCAACAAGCAGCAGCGGCAGAAGCAGCGGCTGCACAACAAGCAGCAGAAGCTGAGTCACAGCGTTTAGCTGAAGAAGCCGAAGCCCAAAGAATGGCTGATGTCCAGGCTAGAATTGATGCCATGGAAAGCCGGTTTGG